TTCATGGCCTTAAACAGGGCATTAGGAGCCTCGTAGAAGCCCTTCTGTGTAGAGGTGCTCTGTGTTGGATTATTAGCACCGATAGTTGCTTGGGCAAGAATATTATTAGCTTCTGGCATTTAGAGTCCTTACATACTTAATTTGTAAAAACAAACAGCCTCTAATCAATAGAGGCTGTCGGAGAAGTAAAGTATGCTTAATTAAGCATTATTGATTGTAAGGCCCTGTCCCTGAGGAAGAATATTGAAGACCTCAATGATGATTTCGGCAGTCTTCGTAGGAACGATAGAGATTGACATGCGAAGTTCATTGTTTTCTAGGGTTAGAGCGGTGTTGACATTAGGACCAACATCTACAGTGTAACTTCGGATAGCACCCTTGCGGAGACGATCCTCTAATGTAGATTCGGCAAGCTGTTTGAGGCGAAGAGCTGTGACAGCATCTCCTGGCTCGAACTCGAAGTACTTGGAAGCAGTAGCAATAACCTTGCGGAGATTGAGTAATAATCTGCGAACATTTACACGATTAAGAGCAGTTGTAGCTCTTTGTAATGTCATCTGACCGCGAATGTAAATGCCGTAACCAGATTCAGAGTAAATTGGATTAATTTGAGCTAGGGTAAGGGCATCACGATCACCCTGATTTAGAATTCGCTCTGTGGCGGTGGCATCAAGCATATTACCTCGAGTGCGGCCAGCGGGAGCAGTGAAAACATCGCCAACAGTATCGTTATAAGCATACTGACCAGCAACCATACCACTGGGAGGGACAAAGATGTTCTTCTTGTTGACAGAATCAGTGATCTGAACCCAAGGATAGTAGATAGCAGCGTAGTTGCTACCAGAAGTAAGAATGTTGTTTCTATAAGCAATGACATCCTGAACAGATAAACCATAAGGAGTATCTAGGATACACATAGCATCGGCTCGATTAGAGCATAGGCTAATCATAGCAGTAGCAACATCAGGATCGGCAGACCAACCTGGGGCAACTAGAACATTAATGTCTAGCATTTCTGGGTCAGAGAAGCTATAAATACCAGTTTTGGCAGTTTCGTCGCCAATAATATCAAACTTGGTGACATTAGTTCCAGCAGTTCCATTAGCCATGAAGGCAGAGAATGAGGGATATAGTGTAGTTCCAGCGATTGTATTGATAGTACCAGAAAGTACACCAGTGCTAGCTTGGTTAGTGACCAATCCGAAGGAAGGATTGAGATTATCACCACCAACCACATGTGTAAGAGCACCAGTTGTATAGTCTACAGTATCTGTGGTAGAGTAATCTACTTTTAGATGAATATAAGAAGATCCAGCATTGATACTAGATTGTAGAACTTCTGGGGTTCCTGTATATTTTTCAATAAGTAGGAAATCAGATTGTACAACACTACTAGCTGAGACAGTAAAACCAGTATTTCTGGCAAATACAGAAACAACATATTGCTGTTCATTTAGAGAATTTAGGTTGTTTGTAGTTAAATCTACTGTGATAGCTAGGTTAGAGAAGTCAGCCTGTCCAATTGAAGAGAACTTCAAGAGGGTTGGAACAAAAGAAGCACCGGCAGGAGACATTACCCAAGTTGGACGATGTAGGTTAAGTCCGAAAGTACCAGAAATACCCATATCAGTTGCTGTTAAGCCATAACCAGAACCTACAGTATATTTAAAGTTACCAGAAGCCCCTAATGTGATAGCAGATAAAACTACCGTATTACTACCAGCTTCTAGTGTAGCAGCTTTATAACCGTTAGAAAATCCAGTAATTGGATCAACATAACCAACACCTACAATACCATTAACATTAGATCTACAAGCAGCAGCGGCAGCGGCACAGGGTGTAGCACCAAATACGTGCGAAGAGCCATTTTCTGTCTTAAACAAGAAGAGAATAGCGTCTAAAATTGCTTGAATTAAGATAGCATTATTAAGAGCATCAGCAGGAGAAATACTGTTTGGTGTAATAGAAGAATATAAAGGAACATTTATGTTAATAGTGACAACTGGGCCAGCACTAACAGTAAGTAATCCATTAACAGCAGATAGCGTTGTGTCAAAGTCACCACTCCGTAATCCGCTTAATAGAGCAGCTTGTGTAGTTACTCTTGTACCACTATAAGTAAGAGTAATATTTCCACCTGTTGATGTAGTTCCAATAGTGGTAATATTACCAGCAACAGCAGCGTTTGCCCAAGTGGCAGCAATAGCGGAGGTTACTAATGAACCAGATGCTGTAGCAAGCAATGGGGAGTTAAAGGCAGCAAACGTTTTAGCATCCACTGTTAAAGCTAAGGTTGTAGGATCTACAACAGATAGATTAGTTACAGGTACAGAACTTCCCTTACCATAACCAGATGTAACGGTAAAAGAGCGGCCAGCAACATAAGCATCAACATGGGCTTGTGTTCCAGTAAAACTCTTTAAATCAGCGCCGAGTTTTGTTCCAGCAATTGGATTAAGAGGAGCTACGTTTGTAGTATCCTGGAAATCGAAGTTAGGAAGTAATACGGGAGTAGCACTAGAAGGTAGAGTAATTAATTGATCTGCCCCAGTAGCGCCAACAGAGTTCTTTACATTAAATACAGCAGTAGTAGCAGTATTAGAAGCTAATGTCCAGTCGCCGGTAAAGGGTGTAGAAGCCTTGGGGAGTGGTACAGTAAGCTTTGCGTTAGCAGCATCAGATGGAGCAACTCTGGTTACATAACACTGAGTTCCCTGCTTTAAATACGCAAGAACAGCATACCCTAGATAATGATTTGGGTTGGGTTGTCCGAAAGTGCTCACATACTGAGAGGCGGAGGTTACTAGCGTTGGGACATTAGATGGGCCCATATCAGAAGTTCCAACCATTGCTACAATAGTAGACGAAAGATTGGAGACATACTGAGATAGGTCCTTTTCTAGGACATATACGCCAGGGGAAATAAATTGTGTCATTGCTATTAATCCTTAAGAATTTTTTAACTTAATGTTAGTTTGGCTTGATCAATGCGTAAGTTCACCGAAACATTTCTTACGCCATCGCCGGTCTTCCAATCTAATTCACCGTAAGCTAAATCTAAAGGCCAAGCCCCAATGAGCAACCAAGATTCAACTACGGAGTGATCTGGACCATATACAAGCAGAGTTAAATCTTGCTTATAATTAGCAGGATAACCCATTAAAGAACTACCACGATCATAAATTGTATTATACCAAGCATGTAGAGCCTTGGAGGCCTGGTTATCAACGAAATCATAAAACTCTAACTTAACGGGATCATAAGTGACCTTGGACCCAGCAACGTAGTAGATTTCATGCATTCTATCAATAGGAACTTCAGCAATCTTAACGCCAGGAATACTTACCTTGTGGCAAGTTAGGCGTAGTTCATCTGACATAAGTAATTCAAATCTATTTAATCTTTTTGGTTCGGCTAGATTGTTAACCCAACCCATAAGCTTCTCAGACATACAACTCATTCCTTTTCAGCACTTTACGTGGTTAATATTTGTTTCAGTTTTATTGCTTACAATTTCTCTACTATTTAATTACTGCTTTGCTATAAGTTTCCCAGTCAACTATATCGCATTTATGTCCACAAGTAGAATGGAATAACCTATGTTCAGATTCAGTAAGAACAATTGCATTATCTAGAGAAAATAAGTCTTTACAGGTCATAAAGGTACCAACAGTTAATTGGTATTTTTCTATTAGTGCAGATACTGAAGTTAGATGATGAACACATAATTTTTCATCATCCCGGCCAGATAATTCTGATTTTCCATTGGCTCGCATTAAACACTTTTTAACAAGATTCCTATATTTTGGACATGCTCGTATGGCTCTCTGTAATTTAACTAATTCATATGGTATACCTGTACCACCATTATTAAGACTATTCAACTTAAGACTTGAACAACCGCAAGATTTAGTCTCTCCTCGTTTAAGTCTATTAGCATATACAGATATAGTTTTTCCACAGACACACAAGCAGTCATGCTTATAACCTTCACTAGACCGCTCTTCTGTTCTTTTTATTACAGTTAAGTAACCAAACACAGTGCCAGTAGGGATAGGTTTTATTAAAGCATTATTAGTCATACAACCGCATGACACAGTTTTATGTCTGTTATAATCATAAACTCTAACACACTTTAATTTTCCACAAACACATTTACATTTATAATAAGAATTGTTTAATAATTTTATTTTTTCTATTATAGTTAAATATTGAATATCTGTTTGCACAAGGCACCCCATCAATATATCGTTGATTTTAGGTTAAAAAGAAGGGCTCCGTAAAACGAGCCCTTCTTTAAAAACTGATAAATTAGTTGTTTATAAATGTATAAAAGACATACACTTATAATTTTACGCGTACATGTTTGTTACAGTGAGGTTAGCAAGACCATATTGACCATCTAACAGGACCTTGTGGTCATATCTCTGTTGTAGACCAACGATGGTAGAGAACATGTCGCCACTGAGAACGTCTGCCTGAGGAGGAGTTAAGTAAGTTACATAAGGGAAGTAAGCATAAGGAGCCTTAGCTAAATCCTTGGAAGTATAACCCATTAGCATCTTGTCAGAATATGGATGATAGGCATTCTTTGCGATAGTATAACTATCAATAGTTCCAACCTTTTCAGCAGAAACATTAAATTCCCCCTGATGGAGATGGTTTAGATCGGTCATCTTGAAGTTATTTGTGTTCTGAAGAATATTGAAGAGGTGAGGGTGAGCAATAGCGAAGAAATCATCGCCACGTAAGTAATCAACAGACATATCGTTAGAAACGAAATTCATCTTGTGGACGAGTGTCTGGTTGTACTCAGCTTGCGTACCACGGAACTCACCAACGGGATACTTGGCATCCCAAACGTAAGACTTACCGGAAGTAGAGTTCATCATAGCAAGAGTTAACTCTTGGTCGATTTCTAGAGCCATTGTCTCAGTCATAGCGGTTACTAGTTCTTTAAGAGCATCTAACTTACCATCTGTGTAAGCTTCGAGATCCTGGATAGCTTCAGCAGAGATCTGGGCAAAGTTCTTACGAGCCTTGGCAGAAACCTGGATGGTATCCATAGCGAAACTAATTTCAGATAGGCTCTTAGTATTGCGCTCTAGCGAGAAAGAATAATCTACTTCATAGTGAAAATCTGCACCTGAAGCTGTTACAGAAGCCCGAGTAATAGAAGGGGCTGTGTTATTTAATAGACCATAGCTAGCAATAGCAAATTCAGTTGTTACAGCACCAGTAGCAGCTAAAATGAAGGTGCCAGCGCCATTGTCATAAGCATAGGTTGTACGATTACGGGGATCTGTATCAGAAACAAGAGAAATCTTGCAAGAGCCAGGAAGCAGAGGACCGAAATCTAGTGTAGTAGTACCATTAGTTTCTGGAATACCAGAAGCTCCACCCTCACCGACTACTTCTTGAGCAGAATAGTTAGGATCTAGGGAAGCCTTATTACCCTGCCAGTTACCGGTTGGAGTATTGCCAGTAGGAGAATAACGCTTTAGTCCAGAAGGATCTGCCCACTCAGAACCAGCAGCGACACCATTCTTAGCGGTCTTGCGGTTCAGGCGGAAAGTCTGAATGATCTGGGTAGGAACATCAAGCTGACGAGTAGCTACGAACTTAGTAGCAACTACCTGAGGTAGCACACGTCGAATGATGGTAGGAAGCATGGCCTTGTTGTAACCACCGGGGGTAGTTGCAGCAGTTGTGGTTGCTTCAGATAGTGATAGAGCATACTTCATGGACTGTACAGTGTGCATAAATACTGTATTACGAGTATCTTGGTCCTTGATGCCCTGAAGGTGTTCCATGATACCGGCCCAGTAAGGGCTACGGCCACGGGATTTGGCAACTTCTTCATCCCGCTTGAGGATTGAACGTACCTTATCTTCTAATAGAGGTTCTTGATTTAACATTTAGGTCTTTCTCCCTTGAATACTTTCTTTGTTTTGTTCTTACAAATGTTTCTTGCGTTAATACTTAATTATAGTTTTTATTAAGTCGTTTAGAGGGTTAATTTAAAAAATATCCAGTGGCTCGATGGAACCAGCTGATACAGCGGCAGTTGCCTTTTTAGTAGCTTCCCGCTTCTTTGCGTCTTCCGCAAGAGCAACTAAGGAGGACTTTACATCCTTAATAGGCTTGACAGCAACTTTTGGAATTACAACACTCTCTGTAACAGCAGCAGTGGCTACTGGGGCTGGTGTATTTCGGATAGATTCCTTGATGGCTTCGATAGCATCCTTAGCTTCTACTAATGTCTTAGGCTTGACTTCTTTTAGAGCGGAAACAATAACTGTTTTCTTTTCTAGGGGATATCCAGCACATTCCTTGACAACTAATGCTTCTAGCTCATCAGAAAGGACCTTATCACGAAGCTTTAGATTCTCAAGTTCAGAAGCATTTAACTTCTGCTTGTACTTCTCGAGTGTTTCAGCATTGGCTTCTGTTAGCTCATTGATATTGAAGTAAGGAGATAGTAATCGGACAGCATTAGAGAAAGCTTCCTGCATCTTTTCT